TAATATTTGTATTAAAGACGAACTCGTTTCAGCTCTTGAAATCTTCATTTGGATATTTGGAAGACTAGATAAAAATTGATGAACTTTGATAGAATATTTAACTTTAATCGATTGATTAATAGTCCAATATAAATCTGAGTAAAATCTCTTTCTTATCATTAGTTCCAATCGCTCTGATCTTAGGTCCATAGGAAGATCTGAAATATTTTTAATAACCTTATAAAGGTCTCTAAATAATCTGTTGTACTCTAGATTTACTAGTTCTCTTATCGCACTTAAAAAGTACGATGTGCTAAGAGAAGCTCGGGTAGATTTTAAATAATCACCAAGAGCATCAGGGTTTAATAAGAAAGTAGATACAATTAAGTATTTTACTTTCATATTCAACTTATGAATAGGTCCATCTAAAGATCCGACAACTCTATAACCAAAACCCGCAACTTTTACAAGTTGAGGTAAAGTTAAAGAGTAAATCTTCTTAAATTCTAGCAAAGCTGGAATCGACTCTAAGGCTGAATAGAATTCAGTCAAAGCGATAGGTGAACAATTGACATTTTTGTAAAAGTATTTTTTAGCAAATTCTAAACTCAAACCTTTTGGTGAAAGTACTGACTTAGCTAAATTACACTCAACACCTAAATTAGTAATAATTTTATGGTATCGAGAGGCTACTTTATGATCAAAAATTACAATATCATCACCTAATACCGTATAATCTTCAAAAAGTTCGCAGAATGGGTCGTTTGGTCCTAGACCTCGCGATTGCCAAAAAGCTACTTGCACAATAAAATGATGAGTTACAGCCAACATGGCCCAAGACGTTAACGCCCCCATTGGTTGACCTACTGAGTAGATCAAACCTTCTGAGGAAAGTGGAAGATAATATTTTCTTCCTACCAATAGATGTCTCCAAGATTCCGCTTCTAAAGAAGATAATTCAAAAATCTTTTTAAAAATTGGAACTTGAAGGTCCATAGGTAAACGATCTGTGGCAGATGATAGATCCATAGAATAAAGAGGAACGTTACGTCCCTCCAATCTTCTTAAGGGTTTTAATTGATCAAAAGTTCCATCCATCTTATGTCTTTTTAAAATATCAAAAAGAACATAATGAAATGGTCGTAAAATCAATTGAGTCCAAGGATCTACCATTGCGAAAACTCGCATTTTACCAGCAGCTTCCTGTTTTAAACCTAACTTTCCGGTCTTCC